CTACGAAAGTGTTAGGGATATAAATGTTGATTTCAACAATCTGTCAGACAAGAGCATCAACCAGTTACAACAGATGCGAGATGACATAGAGGCTTTTTCTTCTGCGGACATAAGCCCGGAGGCGATAGAGTATTTTGAGGCACTCGGAATATCCATAGATGCTATCATTGATGAGTTTAACAAACTCAAGGATGCGGACTTGAAGAAAGTCCTTGCTGAAATAGAGGAGAAAGACATCCGAAGATGGAAAGCGATAGCCAAGAACATACTTGAGGTTGCAGATGCCCTGAATGAACTCGGAGAGGCATCTGGAAATCAAAAGATGATTGATTTCGCACAGGGCGCAAATGCAATCGGTGATATGTTCAAGAGTATGCTTGAAGGCTTCCAAGCAGGGGGATCAATAGGTTTGGCAATAGCAGGAATGACTACCCTCGCAAAGAAAGTGCTTGAGGCGGAAGCGGCTGCGGCCAAAGTGAAATCGCAGTTAATGGAGATAGCCACCAATAATTACATAGAAAGGATCAATGAGCAGTTGGAACTTACTTCTACCATTTTTGGCGATAGTTGGTTGGCTAAGGTTCAAAAACTCCATTCCTCCATAAAGGAAACAAGTAGGACAATAAAGAACTTAGGCGACCTATCCCAGATTGCTTTTCTCCAGGGGCAAAGGTTCTCTTATAGTGGCCCGCTAAGAGGAGTATTTGAGTCAATGGCAAAGGAGTTAGGAATGGAGATGTTCAGCGAGGATGGAACATTTAGTACATCATTCCTTGAGGCCGTTGATGCAGCCTACTCCAAAGCCCTCAAGTCAAATAATATCTACGATGAGTTCACGCAACTCAAGCAGTATAACGAGAAACTTAAAGATTTATACGCAGACCTCGATGACACCATAGGTCAGATGTTCTCTAATATCGGCGAGTCTATCACAGATGAACTCATTGACAAGCTCTGGCAGACGGGAGAGGCTGTGACCGACCTTGAGGGTACTTTCCAAGACCTCGGCAATACCATAATGCACTCCCTTATCCAGAGCTTCGTGGTTGACGAGATACTGGCAAAGTACAAGAAAAGGGTTGAGTCTTGGTGGACTTCGGATATGAGTTCGGATGAACTTGCTGCGGAGGTAGAAAAACTTGCAGAAGAAGTAAAATCCGACTTGGAAGATAAGAAAGAATTTGTAGAAGCAATCTTCAATTCCTTCGCAACACGCAACCTTATTTCAAATGGCGAGGCTTCGGAAAGCGGTCTTACAGCCGGTATAAAGAGTATCACCGAGGAGACGGCATCCTTGCTTGCCTCCTATGTCAATGCGATCCGGGCAGATGTTGCCGCAGGGCGTTTGCAGTGGGAGGATATGGCTACTAACATACGGCTGATGGTGGGACTCCTTCCTCAGTCACCTAACCTTGCCGAGTACCTGACGCAGATACAGGCTAACACTTACAACACGGCGGAGCGCACCCGTGAGATAATGGAGAGGCTTGAACTCATAACCACCTCCGAGGGCGGCGCAGCAGCATTCAGGGTATTTATGTAATCAAAACAATACGATATATGGCAGTCAGAAATCCAGACATACCGAACTATAAGCCGTTCTATATACAGAAGAACGGGCATTGTTACGACACCCGGACAGAGTGGAACTTGATAGCGAAGACCAACCCTTATCCGGCACTACCTACCCCGAAAGAGCCATACAAGAACTCCTGGCCTGACGAGAACGGGGATGACGAGTATGTGACCAATATGTACTACGAGGCATTTACATTCGATGTGCAGTTCTATATCAGGGCTACGACAGTAGAGGAGATACGGTCAGCCCTCTCTTACTTTTTCTTTTCAATCAAGGAGGGAGAGTTTGAGGTTTACGATGCAACCACTGGATTGGGGAGGCAGAAAGTCCGTTATGCCGGGTTTAAGGAGGAGATGGTTCCGATACTCAACGGCGGGTATGCTCGTTGCATCTTCACGGTCACTTTCAAGGTGAACGATCCCGTTACATTTATGAGTTACAATTCCAGGACAGGCAAGATAGTGGAAACCTTCTGATATGGCACTTTTCAGCATCAAATCGGCTAACGGGCAGACTACCCGTTACTCCGGCAAGTTAAGGTACAACGGCATCTTCGGGGGCGTATCCTATGTGGAGTTCTCCCAGATTTCCTCCCCTACCCTCATTGACTTCCACGTTGGGGATTATGTGGATTACTCAAGGACGGGTTTCAGGTACAAGCTCTACTCCGTTCCCCGTCCCACAAAACGGTCTGGGAACAATACCGTAGGCGATACCTACATCTACAAGAACGTGCAGTTGTATTGTGCCACGAAAGACCTTGAGCTTGCACCTTTTCGTGACCTTGTACTCAACGACAACCTTATCCATTTCACTACCCTTCCGACCATTTCCGTATATGATGACGTGTACGGGATTGCGGACAGGATACAGGCTTGTATGGATGACTTTGCCGGTACGGGGGTATGGAACATAACGGTAATGAACACCTCCGACCCGGATGTGCTTACCGTATTGCAACAAGAGAAAGAATACTCCGTATCGGGCGTATCGTGCCTTGAGGCATTGAACGAGATATACAAGCTCTGGTCTGGCATCGGCTGGGTTTACTCCGTAGTGAACGGGGTACATACCATCACTCTTGGTAGGCCGAATGTCCAGGATAGCGGGAACACTACGGATGTTTTCTCCTACGGATTGGGCAACGGATTGACCGTGATAGCCCAGGCAGTCTCCTCCAAGAACGAGATGGCAACGAGGCTGTATGTGTACGGATCGGACAGGAATATGCCTCCGAGATACTACAACAATGTTACCCCTTCCATTTTCTCCAACGAGTCTGTCTATATACCTAACCTTATGATACCTCTGGAATATTGGGGTACGACATCCAACAAGAGGGATGCTCGTAAGGCTTATGTTCAGGATAGTTCTGCCGTTTCAGAGTACGGGCTTATCCCAAAGACCATCTACTTTGACGGTAGTGGAGAATACGAGGAGATATACCCTTCGCTTGAGGATGTGACCTTTGCGGAACTGAGGGCGGCTATGAGTTCATCCGACCCGTACTATCCCTCCCCTTCCAGGTATCCCAACGGCGATTATGTAAACACGCTGAAAGCCGTGGTCAATCCAGATGACAACGGCATCATAGAGGAGGATGGCGCAAGGTATGCGGAAAGCGGATCGTCAACCGTATCGGCTATATCCTACACTTACTCCTACTCTTCGGGACAGAACCTCCTGGTATGCAATCCTGGAGGCGTATTGGGTACATACACCACCCAGCATTCCGGCAAGTTAAAGATAAAGAGTGACCTCTCATTCACGCTTACCTGTACGGATGCGATAGGAGTGGAGGCGTATGTAATCGTGAGCATCAACGGCACTGCAACGAGGAAAGTGCCTATTGATGTAATCGGAGGTGGTGGCGAATGGACTTTTGATTTCCCCTCCTTCTCTCAGGATGTGGTTGCCGAGGATGTGGTCGCAGTGACCCTTACGGCAGAGGTGGCTATGAGCTATGGCAGCAGTAGCGGGGACTGCGAGATAGAGGCAGAGGCGGGGGCTGTTGATTTCAACCTACAATACAGCATAGGCGACACATTCTCGGTGACCTTGAAGCAGATAGGCTTCGACATAAGCAAGCAAGGAGGCGTGCTGAGTGACGGTCTCGCCACTCTTTCTATGAAAAGCGGTATGTGCGGTGGTCGTGAGTTCGTCATCAAGTCCTGCACCTACGACTCCCTCCAAGACCAATGGGAGTTGAAATGCTATCGACAGAAAGATGATGCTCTGGGGCAGTATTTTCCCAATACTATATACCCTCTGGCTGCGGAGGACTCCTATGTCCTCGTGGATATGATGATGCCCGAACTCTATGTGCATTCATCGGAAGCCCGTCTGTATGAGAGGGCATTGCAAGTATTGGCTCAGTTGAGCAAGCCTAAGATAGTCTATACGCCGGAGATTGATGCGAAGGTGCTGGCTTTGGCACCAGAAACCATCCTTGAGGGTATGTATATGCCCGTGTATGACGAGAACCTTATACCTACCACCGTGAACGCCTATCCGCACACGGTCTGGGTACTCATCTCCTCTCTGGTAATAAGCGAGGATGAGGCGGCAATCCCGACCTACAAGGTAACATTACAGGATGAGAAAGCGGACTCCTTCATACAGACATTGACTAACCAGATGAACCTTAACGCCAAGAGGATACGGCAGGAAGAGGAGGATGCGTCCCGTTCTGCGTACATAGATACCGATGCTGAGGCGATATTGCCAGCCGTACCCTATGTTGAGATACTGTCATCGGCAGAGTTCTTCACATACGCAAGCGGCTCTTCTACCCCGATAGAGGGGACGATAACCTTACAGGCTATCCCTCACGACATTCCTGACCCTACCTATCAGTGGTATTACTACGGATCGTCCGGCTGGGCTGCACTTAGCGGTGCTACGGGGCAGAGTTATGTCGTTGACCCAGACTCTTCCGTTTATTTCCCTTCTGGGGACAATGTGGCGGAGTTCAAGGTGGTCGTTTCGGTAGGAGGCTCGTCATACGAGGCAGAGAAGGCAATAGTCAAGCTGACTGGCGGCGATGGAGAGGATGCTCTGAGCTTTATGTTGAGCAACCCGGCCAGGGTTTTCAATGCGGATGCCAACGGAGTTGCGTACTATGCAACGGATACCGTGAACATCTATGCTTTCAAGGGGACAACGAGACTTGCCGTGTCCATAGGTACTATTACGGGAACGGTTACTGGACTGAATGCTACCAAGTTCAGGAACAACACGGAGTATGCCCAGGTTATCATTACTGCGAGTCCGTCCGGTTCATCCTTGACGCAGGGGGGCAGTCTTACTATCCCTGTGACTGCCGATGGAGTGACCGTTGACTTGCATTATAGCTGGTCGCTGTCACCGAAGGGAGAGAAAGGGGATGAAGGCGAGCAAGGTAAGGCGCCGAGGGGGCCATCCGATTATAGTGCGACTACGCAGTATTCAGGCATTGAGGGGGATGGAGATTTCATTGATTATGTCTTCAATGCAAACCGTACCAAGATGTATGTCTGCATCAAGACTCCTCCTGTCGGGACTCCGTTGACGAATACGACTTACTGGAGAGAGAGTACGATACAGGACTTTGTGGCTACTAAGGTGTTCTATGCGACTTACGGCTATGTGCAGAACCTGGGGGCAAATGCGGTTAAGATTTCCGACACCGGAGGTACGGTATATGGTGGTTTTATGCCACCCGATACTCCGAATGAGGGTAATGGAGACTATATCTTCTGGGCTGGTGGTAGCACTCCGTCAAATGCAACGGTTACGATGCACAAGAACGGTACGGGTACTTTCGGCCCCTACTCGCTCGGCCCCGATGGATTTGAGTATTCCGTAAGCAACAGTGAGTATTCCAAGACGGTAAACCTCACCCTTGATGACCTATACCTCTACTATGCACAGCAAGGGTCTCTGGGCTATGCAAGGATAAGACCGCGATTGGGAGATGCGATACTTGAGTTATACCAAGAGGGTAATCTTGCGGCTCTTGACAAACCGGGCATAAAGATAACGGCAAAAGGCAGTAATGTGGCAGTATCGGTTCCGCAGGGAGTGTATGAGGGTTTGCGTCCGGCAATCAAGATTGCGTCCTCTCTGGAGAACCTTACCGATTTAGACCACACCGTTATAATCCCACAAACGGTATCATCAAATGCAGATATTTATCTTCCGACAAGTCCGAAGATTGGTCAGGAGTATGTCATTATCAACTATTCGTCTAATGCTGCCGGAGTTGGATACAATTCGGGGTCAACCAACAAGATTAGGT